CTCGAGCGCCTTGCCCACCATCTTCGCGTTCTGCTCAACGCTGCCGAACCCGGCCGCGGCGAGGTCGACGGCGGCCTGCGTGGCACGGTCGAACGCGCCACCAGCGGTCCCAGCGGACTGGGCGACACTCTTGAACGTCAGCAGGAGGGCCTGCCCCTGCATGATCAGCTCATCCTCAACCGCGGTGGTCTCCTGCAGCTGGCTGGCGAACTGCTGCAACCGGTCGGTGGTCCCACCCAGCACCGGGTCGAGCACACCCATCGACCGGGCGACCGCGTCCAACCGGTTCGTCGCGACCTGCGCCTCCGTCGCCGCGCTGATCGCGGACTTCGCGAACATGCCCAACCCGGCGACCGCGGCCGCGCTGAACACCGTCAACCCGCGGCCCACCCCGCTCAGGCGGGTGCCGACCACTTTCATGCGTTCCGCGGTTGTCAGGCCCGCGTTGCCGAACTTGTCGAGCTCGGAGCGTGCCCTCGCCAGCGCACGAAGGTCCGCCTCGCTGGCGATGCTGATCGTCAACGCCACAGCCGGACCCCCTTACCGTTTGATGAGGACGCCGCCGGCGGCGTCGAGTTTCTGCTGCGCCCGTTTCACCGCGGCATCGATGACGCGCCCCAGCTCCGCTTGCACGGCTTTCAGGTTACGCCGCACGGCGCGGGGCAGGATCCGCCCACCCAACGGGTCAGGGGCGGCGTATGACCCGAGGGCGCCGGACAGGTTACGCGCGAACACGCTGTCCGTTTCCATGCCCGCGGTTTCCATGATCACACCCGCCGGTGACCACTGGGTGACCCCGGCAATGTTGGTCACCTTCCCCCGCCCTCGAAGCGGCGGGAACGGCGGCTCACATCGGCCCTCAGGCGGCTCCGTACACTCGACCCCGTGTAGGACAAGTTCCGGCCCGATTGGGTGCCCCTAGCGCCCGTTCTCGTCGGGTTCAGGCCGCTCGCACGCCACGGCCCCCAGTTGCTCAGCGGCAGATCCGGGTAGGAGCTGCGGGCGTCAGTGACGACCGGCTGTAACGCTTCAACGAGGTCACCCCGGACCTGGTTGTAGTACTCCTCGTCGAACTCCTTCAGCACCCGCATGGACTCGTTCAGCCCTTGAACTTGCAGGGTGGCCTCCGTGCTCACTTCAGGCCCCCCTTCCCGCGGTTCGCTTTCTGCTGCACCTGCGCACGGTGCCGCATATACCGCAGCATGGTCACGATGAACCGGGGCGACTGCTCGAGCAGCACCGACGGGGGGATCCCAGTTTCCACGGCGAGCGCGGAGATCACCCAGTGGACGGACTCGGGTCCAAAGGGATGATCGGGTCACCGGCCTGGTTCTCATGGTCGACCTCGACGACGGTGGCCAGCCACTCGTCGAAGCCGAGGGTGGTCAGCCGCTGCCGGTGGCAGGCGTGCCACGCTAACCAGGCGAGCTGCCCGAAGTACGGGTCCGACCCGATACTGGACAGGCTCTTCTGGAACTTCTCCTCGAACCTGACCAGGTCGACCGCGGTGCAGCTGACAACCTGCCGGGTTCCGTCGTCGTACCCGACAGCCATGGTGATCTTCATGGGGTGAGGTTACGCGGTGCCCCGGCCGACGGTGCCGGAGATCGGCCAGGACACGCTGAACGTGGCCAGGTCACCCATGCTGAACTCCTTCGGATACTCCGTCACGAGGCAGGTCATGACGTACCGGGGGTTCGTCGCGCTGACCGTGGCCGCCGTCCCAAACGGGACGACCTCGATGGTGCCGATGTTGCCCAGGCCGATGGTGCCGTTGATGATCGCGTCCACACTGGCGGCTGCGTAGTCCTGGTGGAAGTCGATGTCGACGCTGCCGTCCCGGAGGCCACCGATGCGGGTGCGGCCAACGTTCGTGAACGCGGTCGTCTCGATGTCGTCGACTTCCTCGTTGATGGTGACACTTGCGACGCTGCTGCTCAACTTGTTCCCGTTGAGGAACAGGTCAAGGTCCTTGCTGACGAACTTCGCCATCGCTGGCTCCTTTCATTGTTGGGTTGTCGCCGGCTCCGGCGGGCTAGTTAGTTGCGAACACGTCGATGATGAACTCCGCGGTCTGGTAGGTGACATCCCCGATCCCGATCGACCCGAGGCCGCGCATCTCCCGCACCCTCGTGTCCACCGTCAGGCCGCCGAGGGTGCTGTCCGCTTCGATCGCGGTTTTCACGCTCCCAGCGCCGGTGGGGTCGAGGAAGCCGTCCATCGTTTTCTGCGCGGCGCGTTCCGCGACCCGGCCCACGATGAGGAGGACACGGAACTCGTACTGGTCCACGCCGCGGCGGAATGACTGGTCGAACTCGATCCGCCCGAGCTGCACCACCGCGCACGGCGGGTTCGGGTTGTCCGGGATGTACTCGTAAGCCCGCAGCCCGCTGATCGTCGCCAGCCGCGTTTCGAGGCCGGTGCGCATCTGGTTGATGGTGGGGGGCATCAGCCAACCCCGGGGGCACGCTTGAACGGGTGCACCAGCATCGCGACATCCGGGTCAACCTTCGCGGACACCCGCATCACGCCCATGTCCCCGAACCCCGCGACACCCAGGGGGCTGTCGAGGCGTTTGAAGATGCGGGACGCCTGGATCACGGTGGCCTGCGTGACCTCCGTCGGCGTCGACGGGAACCCGTACACGGCGGTCACCTTCAGGGTGGTCTCACCGGAGGCGGTGGTGAACGCATAATCCCCGACGGCGCGGATCCGTGTGAACGGCAGCGTCACACCCTCGCTGATCGAGTTCAACGGCTCCAGCTGGTAGTCGGTCACCGCGAACGTGACGTCGTACACCCCGTCCGCGCCGGTGCTCGACTGGATCGTGACCGCGGTGCCGGCGATGTCGTCGACCATGGCGAGGTCGTCGAACTGGGGCGCGTAGTACCGGGTGACCGTGCCGGACTGGTAGAAACGCCGGCCGGTGTAGGAGTCGATCAGGCGTGACGCGGACTCGACCGCCATCTCCAGGAGGCTGTCGTCCACGGTGTCCGCGGTGGGAATGCGGAGGGCCGCCTTGACCTGGGTGAGGGTGCAGTACCCGTTCGTGATGGCCATAGGTCACCTCCCGTTACTTGAGGCCCAGCTCCTGAGCGTACTGGTGGGCATGCTGCTCCTGGATCGACGTGTTGAGGATGGTGCGGCCCTGCGAGTTCGGGTTGTACGTGTTCAGCTGGCCGACGACGTGGGTGGCGTCATGCCACCGGACACCCGCGGCGAGGACCCGCAGGTACCAGCCCCACTCGTGGAGGTGGTCGTACTGGGCGGGGTTCGTGTAACCACCGGCCCGGTTGAACAGGTCCACCGTGAACGGGCACCCCCCGCACATGCGGTACGACCCGACCCCGCCGAGGATGGTGCCCGGGTCACTGTTCCACCTGCTGGATCCGTCGAGGAACGTCGCGCTGATCAGCATGCTGTCAACGTCAGGTGGGACGCGGTGCAGCTCCTCCCAGCCCTCCTGGGTGGGGATGTCATCGATCGCGGTCAGCCACACCCACGGGGTGCTCGCATAGTCCACGCCGAGGTCTGTCATCGCGAACAGGTCCGGGGCTGCCTCGACCCATGTGACGCCCGGGTCATCGGTGGGTGTCACTGGCTCCGCGTGCACGACGACGATACGCGGCCGGGGGTTGAGCCCGGTCACCTTGCCCAGCCACCATGGGACGTAACGGTCGTACGCTCCCCACACGGTGGTCACCGCGGTCACCAGTGGGCTGTAGTCCACTCCCGGGCCTCCCAGTGCTCGAGGATGAGCCGGTCCATGGCGTGTTCACCGGTGAACCATGGCTTAGGGCAGGTCACCGGGCCACCAGCCTGATACGCAGCCCACCACGCGAAACTGCTGTTCCCGATGAGGTGAGCCCCGCACGCGGCGAGGTAGTGCCAGTCAGCCCAAGCGTTCGGGGTGTGAATGATCTCCCCTGGGAGGTGACGTTCGCACCAGGCCGGGTCATCGGTGAACACGAACACCCGCCCGGTGGGCCAGTTGTCGAGGTAGTAGTCCTTCGGGATGACCCCGTGCGGCCGGTGCTTGTCGAGGTAGTCGGTGCGGCGGACGTGGACACCGGTCGCCCCCCGGAGGAGGGCACGCTGCTCCGCGGGTGGGGTGTGGTCGCACCGCAACCATGACCGGTCCCACACGGTGGGGATGAGTTGTGGGTCCTGCAGGTAGCCGCCCTCGTGGTGGAACGTGTCGACCACGTCACCGGACACGATCGGCTCGAAGTACTCGTCCGGGATGCTCGTCCATTCCCTGCCCGGCCACCAGCCATCCAACCGGGCCGTGGCACCGTTGCGTTCGGCGAGGCCGATGGTGCCGATGACCTGCCAGATCTGATTGCCGAGGCGGCCGTGGGATCCGAGCCTCGAATGCGTGTACGTGGTCACAGGGTCAGCCCGGCCCGCATCTGCGCGTCCGTTGACTTCTCGGACAGCTGCCCCGGGTGCCGGTGGTAGAAGTAGTACGCGCCCTCCGCGGCGGTGAACGTTGCCCCCCGCTTCGCTGCGTCCACCCAGAACTGCCAGTCCTCACCCGGTTTCGCCTGGAACGGGTTCGCGTCCCACAGCCACCGGCGGAACGGTGAACACGACCAGATCAGGTTCCGGCCCTCGCGGGCGGCGTCGAGCACGGCCTCAGCGGTCACGAACCGGCGGGGTGGCATGTCCATCTCCGGGTGCCGCAACTGGAACGGGGTGTTCGGGTGCTGCTCCACCCACGTCAGCCC